CTCCAATGTTGAGCGTGCTGCCATAGCGGAGAGCGCAGAGACTCTCGGTGCCGCTTTTCGTAAGGTGGTAGCCGATTACGAATTGGATATTGGTGAGTTCCCGACCAGGCCAGGGGCCATGTTCCTCTCCAACATTGATGACGTAGACGCCGCTGGCGCAGGCGTCTTCCCAACGCGACGTGCAACGGCAGCGTCTGCACGTACCAAGACAAGGGTGTTTGATACAGGGAGAGAGCGGTGGGCGCACGACCCCACCTTCAACCCGATTATTGACGTAGAGAGCCTGCTTACCACCAATATGCACGGGTCTATGGCGACCCTGAGTGGCAGTGCGGTATACAAAACGGGCCTTGCGGGATTGGATAGAGTAGGGGCACTTAAAGCCACCGGGCACGAGAAGCTGGTAGCACGCATGGAGGGGCTGCGTAAGCGGCTGAGTGCACTGAAGGGCCTCAAGAGCAGGCTTTCTGCCAAGCAGTCGGAAGCTATTGACGACTTCCTAGACTCTGCCAAAGAGGACGCCGACCTCCTGGCCCTTCTGGACGGCTTGGCCCCTACTGTCACACGGGGCAGAAGCAAGGGCGCAGGGATAGACGAACTCACCAAATCCATAAATGAGACTACGGCGGCTATCAAGTCTCTGCGGCCCGCCTGGAAAGCAGCGCAGACCAAGGGCTACTCCCCGGTACAGGTACATCCCCACGGGGTTTACCGATACTTCCCTGATGCAGACGCGGCACAGATAACACGCCTGGCAAACCAGGGCGGCAACATTGTGTTTCGCGCGATGGATGAGATACGGGCCACTGCCTTTGGTGGCGACCTTTCTCCTGTGACTATCCAGGGTCTCACTGCATGGCTGTCTGACCCCATCGGGGTAAGCCGATTTATCGTGAAGGAACTGACGGGCAACATCAAGAGCGGCAGGGGCTTTTGGGGTTCATTGCGGCGGGAGGCAATGGAGGCTGACATGGCGGCTCACCCAGAGTCGTGGGCAAGGTTCACTGAGGGCACGGGCATAGAGGCCCTTGGCACGGTGACGAAGGAGTTCTCTGTAGGTTTTGTTGGGATAGTTCCAGGGATTGGCAGGAGGTGGACAGAGTTCAACGAGGGTGTGTACCGCCCTATTACTAAGCTGATGAAGGACGCCTTCGACAAGTCCTACAATGCAGGTAGAGAGCATGGCCTGACTGAGGCACAGGCGATAGCCGTTGCTGCTGATGATGCCACCAAGATGATCCCACGTATTTCTGGGAGACGCCTGGGGTGGTCTCAGGCAGAGCAGGAGTCCCGCAGGGCCATCTTGACATCTGTGTCCTTCTTGACACAGCCCGCTGCCCTCACCATAGACGCTACTAAGGCGTTGGTAAAGCTGGGGGTGAAGCAGCCCCTTACCAGGTCGGAGCAGTTCGCTCTCAGGCGGCTCTCAACTCTTATGGCAACAACCACTGCTCTGTCCGTAACCTCCAGCGTCCATTACGCCGTGATGCACAACCAAGACCCACTGAAAGCAGCAAGGAACGCCGTTGACCCCACGCACGCCAACTTCATGTCTATCAAGACACCCTGGGGTGCCAGGATAGGGATTGGCGGGCCATACCGCAGTCTTATCAAGGCAGTCGTCCCCCGCAAGATACCTGGGGTTGACTTCCCGATGCCCTTTGCAGGGATTCACCGCTTCGCCACATCCAAGCTGGGGCCTGCACCGCGCAACGCATACGACCAGATTCGCAACGTGGACTTCCACAATCAGAAGATAAGAACGGGTAATTTCCCCTTCAATATCTTACAGCTGCTGGCCTATGGAGTGACAGGTGGACTGCCCCTGACCGTAGGCTCGTCCATACGCAGTTGGCAGAGGGGTGAGGGCATAGGACGAACTCTGGAGGAGGTTATCAGCCAATTTGGGGGGACCAACTACATCCCCTTTGACCCCATCTATGACGCCAGGATACGCTGGGAAGATGACACACAGGAGTACCTAGACACCCCCACAGACAAATTGAAGCTGGAGAGGGGCCAACTGGACAGGACGGCATACCGTAAGGACAACCCGAAGGTTGACGCTCAGTTGTTCATAACGGGCAGAGTGAGCACCCTCAAAACCACTGCGGCAATGCGAGAAGCACTGACACTGATTTTGGGGGATGACATAGACCCTGACGCCATTGAGGGCATAGCGGACAGGAAGGCAAGGCAGGCAGAGTTTGCCAAACAGGGGCGTCGACTAGAGAGCGAAGAGCCAGACAACGAGGTTGATATACTGATAGGGATATTGAACCGCTACGCCCACGTCACAGCAGGTGGCGGTGCAGGCTCACGCCCCACTCGCCCCACTCGCCCCACTCGCCCCACCGGACCAACGAGGCCGACAAGATAATGCAAGTTACTATTCCGAGTGACGTGTGGGAGAAGATAAAGGACTTCTGTACCCAGAAGAAGACGGGCCAAGTCGTGCTGGACGTGAAGGACGGTAACGTGCTGGGCTGGAAGATTACCGAGGCTGGCCGTGTCAGCAACGGGGTTGACACGCATTTGTCAAAAGTGGTATAGGTATGTAAGTATACATATCGGGAGACCTTGCAAAGAGGCCCCTGGCATAGTGGGATTAGCCCCACGGCCAGGGGCTTGTGTATTAACGGCGATGCCACAGGCGAGCCGTAGAGGAGGAAGCCATGGTGAGTCCTAGCGAGATAGAGGCCAAGGAGGAGACTCAGGTAGAAGAGGTCGAAGAGACCGAAGAGGAACCGGACTATAAGGCCCTATACGAGGAAGAAAAAAGCCAGCGTACCAGAGAGAAGGAGGCACAGGAGAAAGCTGAAAAAGACCAGCGCAGCAGAGATGTCCAGCTTCTACAGCAGAAGCAGCGAGACGGTGTAGCACAGGAGACACTATCTCTGACCAGGAAGCTTTTGGACAAGGTAAATAGGGGCGACCTGGACGAAAACGAGATAGACGCCGAGCTACAGAAGGGTCTCAAGGGCATACAAGAAGCGGCTGAGTCCACATCCCAGGCAGAGCAGGTAAGGCTAATAATGGTGGAGGCGGAGAGTCTTCTCCGCGACACCAGCGAACGGCTGGGGTTCGGCAGAGACCTGGACGATGACAAGTTCGATAGAGTCATCCTCTTCTGGAACGAGGCCGTACAAGCCCGCAACGACGGCAAGTACGAAGTGGCCGATGTGCGGCGCAGAGATGCGCTCAGTGAACTGGAGCGGGTAGAAAAAGTAGTAGAGGCAGACAAGGGCAAAGAGCGCGGGAAGAAAACAGACCTAACGATAAACCCTCGTGCGGCCAGATCGGCAGCAGGCGGAGAAAGCAAGCAGTCTCTGGTGAACCGCATGGCCGATCCAACGCAGAAATTGACACCAGCGGAGATGGTGGAGGCGGGCAAGGCAATGGACGAGGGGATATATCCGAGGGCTTAGTAAGGAGCATTAAATGCCTGGAGATACGTTTGTAACCGATGTCGAATCTGGCTTGAACGCTATGGTAGCCAGCGCTCGACGGCGCACACAGTTCCCCACCAATGTAATGCCGAGGGTGGTGGACAACGAGAGACTTGAAGAGGGAACAGGTACGTCTTGGAGAGAGTTCCTGGCCGAGAACCTGACAGCCCAGAACTACGGGGAAGCTGATACCATCGACAACCCCCAGCTACTTAGTGGTAGCATCCTGAGCGTGACACCCCAGCTTGTAGCCATCCAGACTTTTATTGGTCGTAGGGTGCAGGGCAGGTTGTCACCGAAGGCGTTTGCCACATTCGGTGCCTTGGGCCAGGAGGCCATCGAGCGAAAGAAGAACACTGACGGACACGCCGTATTCGCTACAGCCACCACAACCCTGGGTGCGTCAGCTACAACCCTGTCCTACACCAACGTAGACTCTGCCATACAGCGCATCAGAAGCGACGCGACTGAGCCAGGGCAAGAGCCTATCGCGGTGGTGCTGCACGGGTACGGCATCCACGATATCCGCAGCGAAATCATAGGGGGTGTCGGCACCTACGCCATCCCGGAGGGGATGACCGCAGAGACGTTCCGCTCAGGTTTTAGTGGGCTGCTCAATGGCGGGAACGTCTTCCTAGATGGCCTGATCGCGGTGGATGGAACTCCCGACGCCATTGGTGGTGTCTTCGCCAAGAGGGGCATCCTGCTGGTGCAGGGCTTCTCCCCCTGGAAGGAATCCCGCGAGGAGCCTCAGAAGGGCTACGGCGGAATGAACGTGTGGCTGAAGGACGAGTACCTGTATGCCGAGAGAAGCCCGGGCAACTGGCTGTTTGGCATACAGCACGACGCCACCGCACCCACGTAAAACAGCAAAACTTTTGAACCCTAGACAAGGTGAAAGGAAATAACAATGCCAGCAGATACCAGTAAGGGGATGATACACTTCTTCGATGACTTCATCCAGGACACGGTGAACCTCGACTTCTGGGCGGTCAACGGAGATGACGGCACACCTGCTGCCATCAGCGTGCAGCACAACGGTGTACTTCGCATAACAGGCGATGGAACTGGCGCCGACATTGAGAATGTGTATTCAGCCGTCCAGTTTCGGCCTGATGCGGGCGGCTTTACGGTGGAGGTGAGGGCTACTCTCATTACCGACCTGTCAGTTGGTAACAACTTCATCGGTATTTCGGACGCTGCGACGGATGAAGACCCGTTTCTTATAAGCACTGGCGACGTTCTGACGAGCAACTCCAGCGACGGTGCGGGCTTCGCCTACAGAGGAGGAGGGACCGCCGACTGGAAGGCGGTCTCCACCAATGCAGATGCCGATGGCACAGTGACTCGCTGTAACGCCGGAGGGGCAACAACGCCTGTGCTTGGCACATGGCAGACATTCAAGCTGGTGGTGAATACAGATGGTGACGTTGACTTCTACATCGATGGTATCTTCCAGTACAGGGAAGATTTGGCTGTCGCTCCCGCCACTCTACACAACGTCTTCATCAGCTTTTTGGACGGCGGCGTTAGTCGCAGCCTCGACATCGACTACGTTGAGGTGTGGGTCTCTCGCCGGTAATCACTGAGGACAAGGGCGGGGGCTTAACCTCCCCCGCCCCAATCCAATGAGTAACATAACGTACATACATGGTGGCCAGGATCAGAAGCTCCACATGGACGAGAAGGTGGAGTGGGTGTGGGAGAGTGACGAGGACAAGCCCATGTATGGGTCGTGCCGCTACCAGCACATCCAGTTGGTGAGGGGAGACAAGATGAGGCACTTCGTAGGGGAGATGGGGCCTAGCTCCAACTACCCGCTGGCTCATCCCTTCAACTTTTGGGCTGGGAGTGAATACAGCGTGGGTGAGTGTCTGGAGATAGCCGAGAGGCTGAGAGAGGGAAAGCCTCCAGAGGAGAACGAGCCTATAGACATCTGGGCCTCGTATCTGAGGCTATTGGAGGAAAAGCAGAAGAGGCGGAACCATGCCAGCGAGTTTGGCCCCGCCATAAGAAAGCTGAGGTAGTACTATGACAATGGCAGACCTGGAAAAGATGATGGGTGAGGCGGTAACGTCACCTGAAGAGGCGGCTCAAGTGGCAAGCCTGGAGCAGGCTGAGTACACGATCCAGCCTACTGGCTTCCAGCTTAACGCTGAGAGCCAGCCCGTGACCATCTACCACGCCCTGACAGGAGAGCCTCGCACCATGCCACGCGTGTACGCACGCACTGCCCTACTCAAGCGGTTCAGGGTCAAGGATGGCGCTGCGTTGGCAGGGAAGTTCGTCTTCAAGGCCAACAAGGCGGACGTGCCTGAGTATGTTCTAGGGTCGGTAAAGTGCTTCCTGCATCCTGACAGGCCCGACAGGGCACTGTACACCTCCTGGGGCCTGCCCGTGTGCTCATCGGAGCATTTCCCCTCAGACTTTGAGGCCGAGAGGCATATAGAGACCGACCACTCCAACGCATGGAGCCGCATCAAGGACATGCGGGCCAGAGCTAGGGAGGATGAGGACAGACAGCTACAGAGAGACCTGCTGAAGGGCTTGGCTCAGGCAGCAATGCCCAACCAGCCCGTAGTAGCGGCTACGACAGCGGCAGCTACCACGGTGGAGTTTGACAATCCCGTGTCAAAGCACATCCACCAGTACCCCAAGGCGATGGGGGCGAAGTGCAAGGTGGAGGGATGTGGGGCGGTGCGGACTGCGGAGTTCCGCAAGAGGAACGGGAAGACATAGTTGGGGCATAGCCCCTTATCAACTGCGGTGTAACCGCTAAGGAGGAAGAATATGCCTGGATTTGGTAATCTAACAAACGGCTGGAACTGGGATGCAGCCAACAGTCGACTCGACTTCGGATACCGGGGTACACGCGTAGGGCATCTCACCTCGACGGGGCTTATCCTAGCGAATGGAATGCGCCTGAAGGAGACCCTGACGGCTGTGGACGATGATAGCCAGGACTTCACTCTGGCTGCCGCTGACATAGTGGCAGGTATCAACGTGCATACCTCTGTGACTTCTGGTGGCACTGCTACCACAGACACCGCTGCCAACATTATCGACTCTGTTGGCCTCGCCGCTGACAACCAGTCCGTGGTGAGTTACTACATCAACGATGGGTCCCAGACCGTGACGTTTGCGGGGGGGACAGGGGTAACTGTTGCCGACACAGGCAGCACGCTGCTCACCAATGAGGCGGCTGTTCTGCTCTGGCGTAGAACGTCCTCGACTACTGTCGCCCTCTACATCATGCATTAGAGTGGGCCTGTTATGGAAGCATCCTTTGAATACATATTGCAACTTCTAGGAGAGGCTACCGTCAAGGTGTCCCTCCTAGAGGCTGCTGTACAAGAACGTCCCGCCCCGCCGTCTCAGTGTGACCAAGCATGTTGCCGGAAGGGACGGAACGGGAAAGAACAGGCAGTCATAGGGCCAGGGTACAGCAAGAGGAACGAGCCTATTCCGGCGGAGGAAGTGCCGACAAGCTAATAACCTTTTGACGCATCAATGTCAAAATCACCTTCTGCCCTTACAAGAGCGTCGGAGAGGGCTGGATAACGCACAGGAGGTAAGATGCCAACAGAAATTCTCGGAGCCAATCTAGGACACCGCAGGATTGCGGGCGCAGCAAACGGGGTGGCACTCTCCACCACAGCTGCGGTCACGGGATTCCATCAGGGGACGGAGTTCATCACCATGACTCCCCGTAACTTCGCCACGGCGGTGACGTACCGCTATGCGTGGTGTCCCTATTTGGCGGTACTGAAGACCCACGATGCGCTGACCACACGCCCGCTGGACTATACACAGTCTGCACAGGACGGGTCTACTGCGACCAGTGTAGTGCTCAATGACCTTCCGACCCTTGCCAACGGGGGCGCCATGTGGATAGCCAGTGCCGTGCCCTATAGAGGGGCGCACATAGTCGTGGACGCGGCGAACGGCACTGCCAATAACCTTACTGTCCACTATCCGAGTGGGCCAGGGCTGTCCCTAACGGACATCTCCGACAGCGACGCCACCGACACGGGTGCGTCGCTGGCGCAGTCCGGGACGGTGACGTGGACAGTGCCGACAACGTGGCAACTGGCTACCCTAAGAGCCATCTGTAGGGCCAATAGTATAGCCATGACATCCGCTGCTTTCACCTACTCGGACGATCTGCTCTACTGGACGCGGTGGACATGGAGCGCTACGATGGATTCAGCTACCACGTTGGACCACATCTTGGGGCTGAATGAGAGCACAGCCTACGCAGAGGAGGTCGTGGGAGTAGCAGCGTCGGAGAGGGTAAAGGTGGGGCTGGGAAGGAACGGCATCTCTGGGATAGAGGCACTGACTGACGCGGGAACGGGCAATCTCATTATCACTTGCTACGCCCTGGACGGGTACTTCTCTACTGGCGCAGTACGCACGGCGTAAGGAGGCAACAAATGGTTCATCGCTATCTAACGCCTGGAGCCATACTGGACTCAACCAACCAGTGGCTGGCTGACCAGACTCTCGCGGACGACGTTCACCTGATTCTCGGGACAACTGGTGGCAGCCGGGTGCTGCTCAGCAGTGGGTCTATTTCGGCGGACGCAGAGGTAACAAACGTCATCGAGGGCACATCTAACCACCAAGGGGTGGCAGCGAACTCCCTCGTTATCTCTAACATTACCGACGATGGCGACATAATAGTGTTGGTGAGTGACGGGGGCAATTCCCTGGAGGTGCTGAACGTCACCGCTGCCAGTGCAGGGCTGTCGATGGGGCACGGCATGGCGACTGTGGAGGTAAAAACGGCATCGGGTGCCATCACCCTAGATGCGACTACCGATGTGATTGTCCCTGCTGGCACTGGGTTGTTAGTTGGGCATACCGCCAACCTCACAATTGGTAGCCAGAATCCCGAGATGCAGATAGTTGGTGCAGGTATTGCCGACAGCGTGCTAGCTATGGCGCACTTCGGTGCTGACGCCAACCGCCCCGTTAGCATTTATGCTGCGCTCTCCCGCGGTGCCTCTAAAGGGAGCCACACCAGCGGGATTGTTGAAGATGATGACCAGATTTTTGCTATCACTGCCTATGGCTCAAATGGCACCCACTTCAACTACGCCGCCGCCTCTTACCGCATTGAGGTAGATGGCGATCCTGGAGCCTCCGCTGATATGCCAGGACGCCACGTATGGTTGAACTGCCCCGATGGGAGCGGATCACTAGCCGAAACCATGCGGCTAGATAATGCGGGGGATCTGACATTTAATCAGGCGTCTGTCATCAGCACCTCGACTGGCGACCTTGATTTAACCTCTGCTGGCAATATGGATATCACTGTCCAAGGCGGCGCAGCAGCCTCCCTCAAGATATCTGATGGGACTACCAGTATTCTGTATCCCGACTGGCGCACAAATGTTGGCACCGTAGCCTGGATGTCCTGGCACAAAGGAGCTACTGGCTTTGCGTCACACGCTGACCTAACGCCGTGGTTTTTCAGACTTATATCTGGCACTATAACGCTTACAGGGACAACTCCTGTCACAGCCATGAATGGATTGATGCTGGAGATAGGGGCACAGACTGTCACAGATACCTCCACGGTCACAGTTACTAAAGCCTCTGCTCTGTATATCAAGAATGTGGTGGCGGGTGGCGAAGTCACCATCACCAACAACTATGCTATTGATACGGAGGCGGGAGCATTCCTCACAGCAGCAGGTGTCTGGACAGACAACCCCTCCACGCTAGCGAAGAAGAATGACGTACTGGATATTAGCCCTGCTAGTCTTCGGGGAGCTATCCGCACCATCCATCCCAGGCAGTGGATATACAAGGATGAGTGGAATGATGCAGGCCAGCAGCGTTATGGGATTGTCGCCGAAGAACTCCCGGGATTCCTAAAGCCCCTTGGTTCTACCCAAAATGACGTAGTGCAGCCTTCCATCATGGCAGGATTCGCACTCGCAGGTGTACACCACCTGGAGGACAGGATTACCCAACTAGAAGCCCAGGTAGCAGCCCTGAGTTAGGAGGATAGGATGCCATTAAGTGACCTAGAAAAGTCCACAATTGTGACCGCAGCTTTACGGACCCATATGTTATATGAGGGCGAAGGGAGCGATACCCGTGACCTGGCAGCACTCAAGGCAGAGTTCCTCAAGCGGCATTTGGACGCCTTGGTACGCTCGTATCAGTCGAGACAGGCTAAGATAGGCCTGGAATCCATAGCCACGGAGACGGTGGCCTGACGTGGTGACAGATGATGCTGAGGATATGGCTATGCCAAAGAAGACCCTCGTGCCCGTAGGTGCGCGCGATGCCCTATTACGCCTTGCTAACCAGCGGAGGCAGGCCGACAGTGAGGTATCGGCCTTCCTCAGCGGTCTCATGGCCGGCATGGGCCTTGTCGGGAACTACAGTGTCGATATGGAGACCTTCGAGTGTATCCTACAACCAGGGCCTGACCAGGCGGCAGGGGGGTAACTTTTGGCAACGACACGTCAGAACCTGCGGCGTGGGCTGAGCGACCTCATGGGGGACTTCATAAGAGACCCCGATGGGTCGGTGCCCACATGCTCGGCCCAGGGCGGGGCTTCGGGCACCACTGCCATTGATACCATGCTGACCTTTTATGAGTCGGACTACTTCAACGAGTGGTACTTCGTCCTCCCTCTCGGCCCCACTGGGTCTGAACCGTATGAGGTGACGCGGGTTAGTGACTTCGTCTTTTCTACGGGTACCCTCACCCTGGAGCCAAATGCGTCAGGCCAAATAGCCTCGGGACAAACCTATGAACTGCACAGGTACAACCCGGCAGCAAAGCACCTGGCCCTCAATGCTGCCAGGGAGCAAGCCGCCAATACCCTGTGGCTACCCGCCGTGGACGAGACCCTGGTTTTTGACAACCTGCTATCAAATTGGGACTTTGAGGACTTTTCTGGAGGGAACCCCGATTCTTGGACAGAGACCTCTGGGAACTGGACTCAGGAGACCACTCGGCTAAAGCATGGGTCAAGTGCCATTACTGTCGCAGCGTCAGGGGCTGATGCACAGCTTACCCAAAACCTGTTCACCGCCGTTAACGTAGACCAGGTGGTGACGAACACTATCAACATCCGGGGCCATGTCTTTGCTACTGCTGCTAGCACAGCGAGGCTGAGGGTAAGCTTCGACGGGGGGACGACTTTCACCAATGGTCCATATCATGGAGGCAAGGATGCGTGGGAAGGCCCAAGTGTTCAGTACATCACCGTAAGGGTCCCCGCCGACTCTACTAGCATCACCGTGTACTTGGAGGTCGCCGATGGTGGCACTGCATACTTCGACGCAGTGGTAGCGTGGGTAGGCAAGATTAACCGCTACACCGTTCCATCGGCCATATACCATCGGCCATCTTATGTGAAACAGAACGTAGATCCTGCTAAGGTTGGGACAGACGCCGATTGGATGCCAGTAAGCAAGGCCAACCCTCCCATCCCTGGTCACATCATACGCTTGGAGGGCAAATCCCTTCTGACCGAGGCTACGACAGAGACGACCAGCGTGGAGGTATCTGCCCCTGAAACACAGTTGCTCTACGCGGAGGCAATGGACTGGCTGCTCAACCATGAGATGGGGCAGGCCAGCGAAGATGCCCGCACGATACTGGCTCAAGACAAGGTGCTGTGGGCAACGGTGGCGCAACGGATAAAGGACAGGGGTTGGTCTGCGCGGCCCAATAAGCTCCAATTTCCAGACGGGGGGTGGCAGTTCTTGCCCGAAGGGGAGACTAATCTCCTATGGTTTAGGGGGCGGTAGATGGCAGGAACCAAGTTTGACTTCACCATCCAGGATTTGAACGGTACCCCAATTGGTTTTATGATGCCTCCCGCCCAGAAGGGCCATGCACCAAGCCAGCAGGACAACCGCCGCGTAGCCACTCGTGTCCTGGCCGATTCTGCCGTAGAACCGAGCCACCTCGATCCCTTCGTGGAGTTCATCTGGGCACAGTCGGAGTTCTCGCTGGGTATAGGGGGTATCTCTGCCGAGGAACATCTTGGCCGTATAGCGGGTGGAGAGTTCATCGACACCAGCGATGCAGGGGTTATCAAGCTGGCACGCCTGACCACGGCGGCCACAGTAACAAACGACCCTGAAGCCTTCATCCCTTCCGCATTCGGTACGTGGGGCAACGAGCTATGGTCCATGCAGGGGGGGTACCCATATCGGTGGAATTTCAGTGGTAAGAATTGGGAGCGCGTTTCTCCTGCCGACGCCACTGCTGGCATCATCGGAAGAGATTACACCATGCACAACGGGTCTGCCTTTGTTGCAAGGGTGTTCTCGGCCAACGAGTACCCCGCGGGTGAACAACGCTACTGGTATAAGGACAGAGTAGGAGATACCTGGGCAGAGGTCTCGGCTGGGGTGGGAGCGTCCTTTGCCCACTTCACTGTGGCTGACGGCAAACTCTGGGGCGGGTGGGAAGTCTACGACACGGGCATCAACACCGCGGAGGCCGTGGATGACTCCGAGACCAACATTGATATGAGCGCAGACCCCACGAGCGCTATCTCCGTAGGGGACATAATACTCATGGCAGGCGAGACAGAGCTAATGCTTGTCACGGCGGTGAACACAGGCCCAAACACCCTGGATGTTATCAGGGCGCACTTCGGCACCACTGCCAGCGGCTCCGATTCGGGGCAAAGCGTGCTGCTGTTCAGGCCCAATATCGTCCGCTCCACCACAAACGGCACTGCCATTCTCAATTGGAGTACGGTAACAACGATAGGCGGCAACGAGTCGTGGATTACAGCCCTGGCGGGTGTGGGCAATACCCTCGCAGTTATCAAGGAAGACGGCATCTACAGCGTAGAAAACAACGGGGCGGTAGAACACCGGCTGCCTGAACTTGCGGCTATGCGGCACAAGGATTTTGGCAAGGGCACCTTCGTTGCCTTCGGCCTTATCTTTGTCCCCCTTGCTCATGGTGGGATGCTGGAGGTGGACCCAGGAACGTGGAGTACGCGGCTCATAGACTTCTCTCTATCCATGCCGGGACTGACTGAACACCACGGGAAGATAGTAGCGGGGCATGGTGATGCATTGTGGCTCTATATCCTCGTCTACGATGAGACCAACGCCACGTACCATGTACTGAGGACGCCCAACCCCGCCGCCGCGGGCCTATCCGACTATGCATGGAGCGACGTGTCCCACGTCAGCTTCACCACCTCTTCCCTGGCCTGGACGGGTGCAATCTTCAAAGAGAGCCAGACCCAGGCCAGCGTCAACCACGATAGGGTGTGGATAGGGGTGCACAGCAGCGGGAGCAACCTAGTGTCCAGCTACATCGCTCACAGTACGCAGGACGATGACCACGCCTTCTCTAACTCTGACAGTGCCGTAGCCTATACGACCCTTTTTCACGGGCGGTTTCCCTACATGAACAAGCGTGCCAAGGACATAATCTTCCGCACCAACAACCTGGACAACGTGGACACGTTGGTAGACACAGCTGAGACACTCACTACTACCGATACGACGATCACCGTGGACGGCAATCCAACTGGCAAGATAGCAGTGGGCGACCTCATCGTCGTTGACAGCGAGGCCATGATGGTTGGGGCCATCAACGCAGCCCCCCCCACCGTTACTGTGACAAGAGGCTATGCGGGGACTACGGCGGCAACGCACGAGACCGGCGCTGGCATCAGCGCAAGACACTACATTGAGGTGCAGTCCCGAGTGGATGGGGGGTCATGGGCGTACCTCTCTGGATCGCAGGCGACCAGCACGCTGATTAGCGATTCCCAGGCACTACAATGGCCTTTGGGGACAACGGGCAAGATGTGGGAATTGCGTTTCTATCCCCAGAGGAAGTCGGTGGATAACGATGTCAGTCCTGAAATACTGGACTTCTTCGCCAGGTTCCAGTTACGCCCGGGGCGCACCCGCTTCTTTGAGATAGCGGCATATATTGCCAACGGGCAGAGGCTCCGCAATGGGCAGATAGAGAACCAGGCCAAGGCTAAACGGCGCAGTATGGTGATGTGGAACGACCAGGCTGCGGAGGTGCAGATGATAGACCAGTTCAACCAGTACAACATCCAGTTCCTACCAGGGACGTTCAAGGTTGAGGTTGCTAGTGCGCCAGGGCATGGACGATTCCCTGCACTACTGGTCACTTGCTTGGCTGCGGAGGTGTAAGAGGCAATGCGCTTTCTAGCGGGTCAGACAGACGTAGCAACGGCGGGTACGGCAGTAGCGTTGTCCAGTGACGGAGACATTACCCCTAGCGACCAGATACTCTGGGCACAGTTCAAGGCTGACCCCGATAATACCACCGATGTCTATGTGGGGGTAGCCGACGTGAGTGCGTCCGATGGCTTCTCCTTGGAAAACACCGATGCGACTGGGTTAATTATCGACCCTGGCAAGTACGAGCAAACAATCGCAGCGGAAGTGATATACTTTGACGCGACAACGAACGGAGAGAACGTGTGCTGGGTTCTGCTCCTAGCGAACTGAGGTGCAAGATGCCAAGTGAGAGTGCAAAGCAGCAGCGATCTATGGCAATGGCGTTGAGCATTAAACGGGGGAAGACCCCTAAGAAGAAGGCACGGAGTGCCGTGCGAAGGATGTTGAGTATGTCGGACCAGCAGTTGAGCGACTTTACCGAGGGTAGCCGCTAATGGAGGGTCAGTATGAAAGCCCCAGGCGTTCACCTAGTCGTGGACGGTGTTACTCAGATGGCCTTCGACAAGGAATACTTGGAGGCATATCTGCGCGCCCTGGTGGCTTTGGTTGGTATGACCCGTATCTGTGGCCCTCTTGTCACCACCGATGGCCGCGGCTGGCGAGGCTTCTGTATCATCGCGGAGAGCCATACAGCCGTGTACGTCCAGAGAGACCAGGTGTGGGCCGAGCTATTCTCATGCAAGTTCTTCGACACGGGGATAGCCATTCCGTTTATGGTGAATAGATTGAAGCTATCTCAGCATGTCCACCAGCGAGTAGAGAGGAGGATGCCGGATGTGGGGCAGGCAGGCTAATGTGGTAGCCTGGTGGCAGGGTAGAGCATATCGGGGCTTGCGGTGTACCCTATATCAGAGCCACAACAGCCACGCACCGGCAGAAGGATACCATGAAGTTGCAGTTAAAGGTTGAGGTGAGGGAGCAGCCTATGCCTACGCACAACGGAGGTGTACGATGATGGAGATACTTATGAAATTCTTGCCAGCGGACAAACGGGCCATGATAGAATTAGCCATGAGGATGGTGAGCAAGTTGGACACCGCAGCAGAGCGGAGGGCCGTTGCTGAATGGGGCATACGGGCCTTCCAAGACGGCAAGATTAGTGTGCCAGAGTGGAGCGAGCTTGGTGGTCGTCTCGGCATCCTGACGGGGCCACGGAGGAATGGTAATGGTGGGTAAATGAGAGACGCTTTTGCAGGATTCGTTACCTCCATTGGGGCTGCTATTCAAGACCTGACTTCAAGGGTCAGGCCCAACATCCTCGCAGCTATGGCTATTGTCGGCATACTGGGTATCGGCATTGCGAGGATTGGGCTGGAGATGGAGAACGGCGAGTTGGTTTCAGCGGCTGGTGTCGGGAGTATCGTGGCAATCGCAAATCTGGCAGGGAAAATTCTTGAGCGAGAATAGATGGCCGAACAAGCACCAGAGGAGTCCAAGAAGAAGGGTGGGAATGTTACCCTCACGGGCAGGGAACTTATCGTCCTCATTATCTTCACCCCGACGGTTTTCGTCTGGCTGTTCCTGGCGGCACGAATTATCATATCGGCAACAACGAGTGCGACCACTCTGGACAACATAGAAGGATTGCTCACGGCCCTCGCAGTGCTGACGATTCCAGTCAGCGGAGGGCTGATGAAGATATTCGAGGGCTGGGGGAATGGTAAGGATGACAAGAAGGATGATTGAGCAGATTAAAACCTGGTGGAGAACCCCCCAGGTAACTATTTGGGGGCGTACTTTCCTGCTGCCCCTACCGACGAGCCTGCCCCATATAGCATTGCCCCGCTTTGGCATGAAGCTACCTGCCATCGGGGGGCTAAAACTTGCTAACTCCAAAGTCAAGTGGATAGTGCTGGGCACGGTGATGCTGTCGGCGACTGTGGTCGGTACTGGGATGTGGCTGGCCATCAAGGATGTCGTCTCCTCCAGTTATGATTGGCCCGCCGCTGGTGCATCCTACGCCCTGGGTAGCTCTCTTGGTACGATGGGGGACAAGCTGGACAACTACGAGGACGAGACTCCCAGCCAGACGCTACAGATTAACCTTGCGGATGGAGTCCGCATATCCACCCTGACCTTCGAGAACCTGGACATGGGACGGACGGGCCTGACGGATTGTGTAGTGGTGCAACGTGGGGCTGGTACGGGCTATCTATACGTTGACGATATAGTGATGACAGGAGTGAGTGCGCCGAGCCTAGACTGGGCCAACTCGGAGATAGGCACCCTGACGATAGCGGGTTCCACCGACGGGCATACATTTGGGGCTACCATAGACAGCACCATCGCGGACCAGGTGATAGTCAGCACCCGTGGCTCTGGTACATTTGAGGCCAAGGACAGCAGCGTTGACCGCCTCATCCTGTCCCTGGCAGGGGATGCTACCGTCGGGACGCTTTCCTTTGTGGACGTTGCCTGTAGCGTGGGCGGCTGGAACATAGACTACGTCAAGGCCAGCACATTGACCCAGGATGCCACCAGTAAGTTCGGCACAGGGGACGGCATTAACACCGCCGATTATGTTTTGCAATCGACTCTCTCATACAGGTCGGCGACGGACAATATCGTAGATACGCCAATCAAGGTGCAATAATGGTCAGCCCCAACTATGTCTACCGATGCACAGTGACACGGGTGGTGGATGGGGATACTGTCGATGCGGATATAGACCTGGGTTTCCAAATAATCTACAAAGAGCGTATCAGGCTCATGGGTATCGACACCCCTGAGAGTCGTACCCGAAACAAGGTGGAAAAGGCTTTGGGCCTTGCAAGTAAGGCCAGACTCAAGGAGTTACTCAAGACAGCAGAGCCACTCAAGGGCAAGCGTGGTAAGAAGTCCATCTACCTCCAGACCAGCAAAGAGGGCAAGGGAAAGTTTGGGCGTATCCTTGGAACCCTCTGGGTCAACGGCGAGAACGTCAACGACATCCTAGTTGCCGAGAACCATGCCCGTCCTTATTTCGGCGGGAGCAAGAACGAATTGGGTGAATGGACTATGAGGGAGGGGGATACCTGGTATCGGTGGACACCAGGTGGCTATGTGGCCCTTTAAGCGCAACAGGTGGAAGCCCCCAAACGCCCCGCTAACATCCTTAGCCTTTGAAGACCAAGGAACCTGGGAGCTGTGGCAGGGGGCTGATGGATGTTAGGGAGAGGGTGGGCCGCGTAGAGGGTGGCCTAATGCTCCTCATCCCCCTGGTGTTGGCAATATTAGGGCTATTGATTGCGGGAGGTTTGTAGGCATGGGGGTACGCTCGGCAAGGCTAGATGATGTGTCCTATATTGTCGGTCTGCACCGCAAGGAGACTGACCAGTTGGGCTTTGTTCCACAGAGTTGCTACGAAAGAGAAATAGGGGGGGTGACCAACGGAACAATTCTCATATATGAGGAAAATGGTGATTCCGTAGGCTTTATCTACGCAACTCACAACCGCCACGGGACAACCAAGATTCATCAAATCGCTATGCAAGAAGATGCCCGCAGGATGCAACGTGCGAGTGATTTGGTTAGCGCGGTAGAACGTGATGTGGATTGGCTCGTTAGTTTGCGTTGTGCGGCAGACCTAGATGCGACAGATTTCTGGGAGGCCGTCGGCTTTCAGTCAATGGGGCAGGTCGGTATCAAGGAAAACGCTTGGCGACGGCATACCAAGACTGGCCTACCAACAAGGAGGGGGCGCAAGATGTTGTCATTCCAGAAGATTGTTGGTGGTTTATGGAGAACATCCCCCAGTGATTCGGAGCTACTGATTGCGGAGGGTCTGAGGTAAACCCTTGCCGGGGGTGCTACATTAGCGTGACGGGCTTGTATGGGCCATTTGAGGGTATTACAGATGCCCTGGGCCAGGACCAGATGAGGAAATGGAAACGGAGGGATCGTGATGAACTGCTCATACCTGAGCGTGTAGAGGCAGGGATAATTGCTCTGGATGGGGTCTATAGGTCCTAGTGGAGAATGTCTCCCAGGGTACAATGTCATCGTATCGCCTGATGACCCACCGCTGGAACTTCTTGAGCTTAGGGTCTAGATTATCGTAGACCATTGGGAACGGTTTACATCCAGCATCCTTGAGGAGTTGATACCGATAGAGGATTTCCTCCATTGTCTCTCCCGGTTTATAGCCAATGAGCATATAAACCATAAGATGGGACGCGGGGATCCCCGCGTCCTTGAGCATCTCTAATCCCCGAAAGAAAATCTTCTCTTGACCCAAGTTGTCCCACGCCGTATACAAACGGCGAGTTTGGAATTGGTCATCGGAATACTGAAGCGTTGCTAGTGCAGCAGCGGCCTCGGGGTACACTAGGCGTATATTGATGCCTTGGTTAAAGCTGACCTTAAAGCCCCCCTCGTGGATTTCGTTGAGTCGGGCTTGCCAATCATCCTTGGGTTGCCCAAAGAAATCGTTGTCAAGTAAAACAACGCATCGGGGCGTATCTGTGCGCCAGATATCGTATATCGTTTTCAACGCTCGGGGCTTGCCCTCCTTCTTAGGGACAACGCAGAACCCACAGTTAAGACGACAGCCTCTTTGAGTGAAGCCAATACTAAACGGATACTCTGGATATATTGAGTAGTCATAATGCTCATATTCCTCAACGCCTAGATAACTCTCAACTGTCACAAAGTCGCCTGTCCCTGTCCCCCCAATAATGGCATCTGGGTATGCCGCCTTCAGTCGCGCAACCACCTTACTGCTCCAGCCGAAGATGGATGACCCGTACACGACATCATACGCGCCCTCCATCATTGAGGGGGATGGGGTGCGCGCTAGGGAAACCTCATCGCCGTTGGCCTTGTGCCAGTGTGCCAGCTTCATAAGGGCAAGATTTGGTAGCTTGCCATCAAGATGGGTGAGCCGAATTTTCTTCATCCTAACTCCTCCACTTCTATGATTATGTTGCCCTTCTCGTCCATCTCATGCCAGTATCATTGGCATGGGAATTGCACCCAGCCTCTTTGATGCCAGCTTCAGGTAGTCCTCGCTCAAGTCTATCCCTATGCTCTTACGCCCCAGCCTCTGTGCTACGGCTAACGTAGTACCAGACCCAGCGAATGGGTCTAGGACAACCCCGTCCTGCGGACACCCTGCCATGATACATGGCTCGACCAGCTTCTCGGGGAAGGTGGCAAAGTGGGCTTCGGGATAGGGTTGAGTGGCTATCTCCCAGACGGAGCGTTTGTTGCGACCCCCTTCGGGCGGGGCTAGTGATGGCATCGTGAACCCATCCCCCCTCGATGCCATTGCTTCCGTGTCTCCATACCGTGACGGGTGGCCCATCCTTTTACGCTCTTCGGTTGACCCTCTCCCATCAGCAGGGGTTATGGACGGTTCCCTTATCGCATCGGCATCGTAGTAGTATCTCGGACTCTTAGTCAGAAGGAACACATACTCATGCGCCTTGGTTGGCCGGTCTGTGACGCTCTCTGGCATGGGGTTCGGCTTGCTCCAGATGATGTCGGAGCGGAGATACCAACCGTCTGCCTGGAGCGCAAAGGCTACACGCCAGGGGATGCCCACAAGGTCTTTGGGCTTGAGGCCTGAATGCATAGAAGAATCACCTTTCTGCACTCGCTCGGTTTCTCCATATGGACGAACTATCTGACCTCCCGTGCCATTCCGATTACGCCCTGGCTGTGAGTGGGTATAGCTGTCCCCGAGGTTCAACCATACAGTCCCCGTTGGCTTCAGTACACGCCAGACCTCCCTGAACACCTCGACCATGTTGGCACAGTATGC